GATAGCATAACGAGACTTGTGAATAAAATTTTGATAATCTGTTGGTAATTGATTTTGCATGCTACACCCATATAATTTCCTTAACAGGCACCGAGATGTAATCCTCATGTAATCTGGATAACCTATTGAATTTATTAACTACTCTTTCTTTCTTAACAGAGTCTTTTGTCATTATACCAGCTTGCGTTCTGTCAGTGTTAAACACGACAAAGAAAACTTCACCATCAACTTTTGTGTATCTAAATTTTCTCCTAGGAATATGCATGTCACCCCATTGAAATTTACCAGAGCCCCATCCATGTTTTGTCTCTACCTCAACACTGAGGTTATGTTTTTCACAGATAAGATCAATGCCATACGCCTTTGGATTATCTTCCAAGACAGGCTCTTCATCTAGTCCTAATATCTCTTTCAATTTTGGTGGTAATAATTTTTTAGCTGACTCTCTTGTTTGAGGATCATTTGCATTAAACAGTTCTCTATCAAATCTTTTTGTAGGTGCTGTATGTGGCTTCGCTTGACTTGTCATTGTATCTCCATAATTTTGTTAAGTTCCATATTTTTAATATCCTTTTCCAAAAAAGTCAAAGAAGCTGGTACCACTAACCTAATGTGTTTAGTTAGTTCAACAGCTTTTTTTGAAGCATCTCTGTCCAATGCTACTATTATTTTACTGTAATTCTTGAGGGTTGTCAAGTAGTCATTTGGAAGATTTGTTCCCATCAGTGCAATCCCAGTGTGGACTTGAGAAACGGCACATGCAGAAAAACAATCTTCAACTAAGACAGCCTTGTCACTGTCAGTCTGTGCATCGCAAACAAACGGATGTTTGCTCCTTGCATAACGAAACCATTTAGGTCTTTTGTCAGCCTCAGATAATTTCCTACCCACAGCATCAATAACCTTGTCATCTTTCTTAACCATGAAGACTACCCTGTCTTGCCTAACATCGTACTGGATGTCAGCAATACCTTTTCGGTAGGCTTCATAGCTGTTCCGCTTGACCACCATGTCGAGTGCCTTGCAGTTTCTACTTAGGGGCACAAAACTACGTGAGTCAAGGGGAACAGGTTTGTCAGCAAGTTTTTTAGGCTTGCTAAATGTCAGCTCTTTCCTGTCAGACACTTTTCCTCTTACATCACATGATGCAGAGAAGCAGTGATACAGAATAGTTCCGTTGTCATTTTTGATAGAAAGAGTTTTTTTGTGATCGCAGAAAGGACAATCATATCTCAGTGCTACACCTTCTTGACTGGGTGGTGGGGCTAACTGTAGTATGACATCAGTAATCATTTTCTAACTCCGAAGTTATCTGCAATCGAATCTTCATTCGCTTGTTTGCCCTAGTATGGACTAACTGAATGTCAGTGTCAACCCATAAACAATAAATTGCAAATGTCAGATTAAGCAGAAGAACTTTTCATTTACTTTTGTCAGCCATTTTGTCACCTTTTGTCAGCAATCATTTCTGTCAGCCAAACATCTGAGCTATGACTGTCAGAACAGTTACTTGAATTGTCACTATTAACATAACTAATTTTGTAAAATTTATTTTCATATTCCCTCCTTGACATAAAAATATCCTTAATATAAAATAACCTTTAGGTTAAAACAAAACATAATAATATTAGGGAGTATTATATATTTTAATTCATATACTGTTATAGTCAAATAAAAAAACTTAAAAAAAGATTTGACATTAACAAATGGCTAATTTAAAAGGATAAACATGATTACTTTTTTAAAAACAATTTTAGGTATAAATAAATTAACAAGAGACATTAAATCTTGTTCAGAAGAAATATCTAACTTATTTTTAAAAATGAATATAGATTATGCAGAGACGAATAAAAAATTAGAAAAGATAAAAATGATTTTAGAAACAAAGTATAAAGAAGAGGAGAAAAGAGATTGAGTTTCTTAGCTAGTAAAGTGTGGTTTTTTATAGGTAGGTTTTTTTATTTTTCCCTACCATATTTTCCTTCCCCACACAAACTAGCAAAGAGAGTGATGTAGGTTGGGCATACGGCAGTGAAAGTCTGTGGTGTAACCCTTAAAAAAAGGCGAAAACCCATTAAAACATTCCCAAAAAGATATCCTATCAATGCCTACATCACAGAAACGAGAGCTAGAAGAGAAACCAAAGATTGCCTGTTGAATGGTGGCAATAATCGTCTAGCTCTTTAAAGAATTAACCTAGCTAGGTTACCCAGTAGTAAGGGCACGAAATTTGTTGGTAATGTGCTTAAAAAGATACTACATTAAGTCGCACTTGATATGCAATTTACTTACTATCTGGGAGTTATAAGAATATGGTCTGCACAATGGCAATACTAGTTTAAGTGTAGTTAAAGTATAGGGAAAATCAGTTGCGAGCCAATCCTATAAAGCCAGACAGAGTAAGGGTGGGAAAGACTGACCTTTTCTAGATAAGTCGATAAGCCCTTACTTGCAACATAGGAGAAAAGACATGAAATACGAACATCACCCATTAGATTTAGAGGGTAGGAAAACAATAGAGAAAAGAGCTGAGATATATGGAGAGTTTAGAACTGCTCCTGAGATGTTAGAATTTATCAGAGAAGTTTACGAGATAGCATTTGGCGATGATGCATACAACAGAGGATTTTACAAAGATGATGTTCTTGGTAGGTTGCGAAATTATTCTGATGAATCCTACCTATCAGAACAGTATCGAGATAAGAAACATGAGGGGAAAGGATTTAGAGAATGGCTAAAACAGAAACTGTAGGTAGTAAAAATACAGAAAAAAATTTTGTAGATTGGTTAGAGAATTGTTCTGCCTTTGAAAAAGGTTGCACAGATAGTTGGGAAGAAAAAGATAATGAAGGTAATGATGTAAAAGTTTTATGTTATTACTTTAAAGTATTTAAAGAAAAAGATGAATGGATTTAAACGATGACTAAAACAAAAATCATAGGTAGGAAAAAAGAGATTAAGCCCACAAAAAAATGGGAGAACAATATTTTCGTTATGTTGGAGAATTATAATGGTAGAAAAAGATTACAAAACAAGAGCTAAGTGGAAATACGAACTACAAATGCAAGATAGGAAAGATAGGAAAGCAAGACCTATCACACTTCCTAGATACAAATGTATGGAGAAGAAGAAATAAAGGAGAAGAATAATGGAAGAAAAACTATTAGCAATAACTCATTGTGATTATAAATGGCATTATAAAAACCATGAGGAATTTCGTAAGGCATTTGATAATGATGAATTTGGATTAACTACTATGGTATGTTTTTATCCAAAGCATATACACCTAGAAAATAACTACGATTATCCTGAAAAATTACCTAAAAATGTTATTACCTGTATGAAAATTTCATGGGAAGATTGGGTAGATATAAACAACAATAACGAAATTACATCTTTTTGGGATTGGGAAGAATCAGAAGTAAATGGACAAGAATATGGCTAAAAAACAGATAGAGGGCAAACCTAGAAAGAGTAAATTCAAGAGTATGTCGCACACTGGAGGAAACAGCAGACCTTTAAAAGATAAGGTAGTAAGAATAGGTAACAAATGGTTTATGAAAAAACAGGAGACACAAGATGAAAATAGATAGTGAAACAGAGGGAGCTTTAACTGATCTCCTAGATACTGTTAGAGATAAAGTCATAGAGCAAAATGGTCAGGTGTTAGACTGGTATGTTCATGATGATACAGACGCAGAACAAGTTGTCATCGGCTTCTATGTTCACAAGGAGGGAGAAGAGCCACCGAGAAAAGATAAGGTAAAAGTTGTCATCAATGATGATAATTATGGATTCACAGGGAGACTACCATAATGCAGATAATTTTAGGAATATATAAAATACTTGTCATTATTGTTTCTTTGTGTATAGTATGGGTATTAAGTAAATTTTAGGAGATGAAAATGCAAGATACAGAAAAACAAGAAAAAGAGGTAGCAGATTTATTTTTAGCTAACCTTAGAAAATTGGCAGGTAACAGATTTGTGGGTTTAAGATATTATTCTACAAACGAGGGAAAAGTTAAAAAATATAATATTTCGTTTGGTGTCAAAAAACACATTTTGGGAACAGGCAGAAAAGATGAACCTGAATTTTCTTTTATTGCCTACGATCATAATAGGAAAGGTTATAGAACTTTTAACCTAAGGAATTTTAAATATATAAAATTCCAAGATAGGTTTTTTACTTTTGATGACATTTATTATAATGATCAGAGAGACTTTGTCAGCGAGGAATTGTCAGAGTACACTATTCAGCCTGTTGGCAGTAGAGAGCAGACTCATGGGAGTATATGATATGTCATTTAATCCGTCAGATGAAAAACCTTTGTCAGCTTATACTAATGAAGAGCTTCTTGAATTTTGCAATATAAAAGTGTCAGAAGATGAATACTTTAGAAATTATAATTACAATGCAGAACAAAGAAGAGAATATCTTTTGGAGATAGCAGAAGAAAAAAATAATCAGTATGTTTTATTTCCTAGATAGAGAAAATTATTTATTTGACATTAAATATTCTATAATGTAAAAAAGAAAAGAAGGTAAAAAAATGGTAGCAATATATTTATTAGATAAGAGATATGAAGACGCAATATATTTACAAGATAAGAAAAATAATATCTTAAAATTTAAAAATGATAATGACGCATTTAATTACCTACACTGTAGAATTAAATTTAATGATGAAAAGCATCTAGAGGATTTTGGTCTTTTCCTAGATAGAGGAATAAAATAACACAATGACTTATAAATTTATCCATAAAACGCAATCTAGGAAAGTTGGAGATATGCCCACAAGCTATAGCCCTAGAAAAACTTGCCCTGATACTTGCCCATTAAAAAAGAATGGTTGTTATGGAGAAAGATTTCCTATAAGACTACACTGGGATAATTACAGTAATGATGAAAACGATAACTGGGATGAATTTGTTGAAGAGGTCAGAAAGTTTAGACAGGAAAATCCTAAAAAACTTTGGAGATATAATATAGTAGGCGACATTGTAGGTAATAATGGCAAGATAGATTTTCCTAGATTGAAGAAATTAGTTAAAGCAAATAATGGTGGAGAAGTAATTGCCTACACCCATAAATATGTTAAAGAAGAAAACCTTGCCCATATTCGCTATGCAGTAAAAAGAGGGTTTAATCTAAACTTGTCAGCCAATAACACTGAAGATCT